AATGTTGGTAATACAGTAAACAAAACCAAAGTTGTCCCCAATAAAATCAGAGGTAAAGGGTTTATCTTCAAAGTACCAGGGGTTTTCGTAGTCACACACTCAGTCTTCTTCATAGTCCTGAAATATGTAGTCATCGATTTTTTTGGCTTGTTTGTCTCTGGTGTATTGAATGAAAAGACCTAGAACATAATCATTCCAGTCACCAAACTCTTTATCAGAGTTTGAATCCAGAGAATGTATCTTTTTTAACATCTTGTTTGATACCACCAACCACATAGCTCTCTACCTCCGTCTCTTGTGGTGCAACCTGAAGACCCTTAGAAGAAATCCAGTGTTGTGTCCATGGAAGTGGGTTATTCTTGGCTGCAACATCATAAACTGGTTTGAGACCAATGGCCTTCATTCTACGATTTGCAACCCATTCAACATACTTCTTGAGGAGAGTATCATTCAAGCCAATCATAGATCCGTCTTTGAAGAGGTAGTCAGCCCATCTCTTCTCCTCATTCACAGCCTTATCGAACATTGCATATAACCATTCCTCTTCTTCCTTCATGATCTGTTTCATATCAGGATCATCACCTGCTGCCCATTTGTTTAAAATGTTTTGTGTGATTGCTAGATGTTGGTTTTCGTCTCTGGCAATAAGGCTAATGATTTTAGCCGATCCTTCCATGAGCTTAAGTTCGCCAAATGCAAACGAACATGCAAAGGAGACATAGAACCTAATTCCTTCCAAGATGTTGACGTTTGCAACGGCTCGGAAGAGTTTTCTTTTGACATCTTTAATATCTTGTTGTGATGTATACGTATCACGGAAGTCTTCCTTCCATTGATTACCCGTACCCCATTGTTGTGCGGTATTAATGAAGTCATCGTATGACTCAGTTACACTCTTTGCACGCTCAAGAATCCTGTCATCAGTAATGATGTGATCAAAAATATCTGATGGATCTGGATAGATGTTTTTAATGATATATGTGTATGAACGACTATGGATCATCTCCATAAATCCCCATACTTCCATACATGCTTCCAACTCAGGAAGAGAACAATATGGGATAAATGCCATCCCTGGTCCTCTACCTTGAATTGAATCTAGCATGATCTGATACTTCAAGTTAGAAGTATAGATGTGTTTTTGTTCTGGCCTGAGAGTTTGATAATCTGCCCTATCTTTTTGAAGGGATACTTCTTCAGGTCTCCAAAAGTATCCCAACTGTTGTGTTGTAAGTCTCTCAAAGATAGGATACTTATAAGAATCGTATCTTTGAACCCCTAGAGGTTTGCCAAAAAACATAGGTTGTTTTTTGGCATCATGGACTTCAGTATTAAAAACTGTCATCCCTTCAATCTTATTCACCATAACATCATTAACTGATGAGACCTTAAACTGCGCAAGACTCACACTCTCCCTCCTCTACTTTGCTCAATTCTTCTAATAGATTGTTCAAATCGGACTTCTCCTCAACTACTTCATCAGTCTTGATGTCGTAAGTGTTCTGATAGTAAGAAGTCTTCCAACCATACTTATATGTAGTCAACAGATCATTTGCCATCTGCGATACTGGGACCTCATTGTCAGGATAGTTCTCTGGGTTGTACGACCAGTTGCCACTGATTGCTTGGTCAAAGAACTTTTGCATCACTGAAACAACATTGATATATCCAACATTGCTCTTCATTTCCCAGAGTAATGTGTAATTGTTTTTAAGTGATTGATAAGACGGTACAATCTGCTTAAGGGGTCCTTTCTTACTCTTTTTAATGGACAGATAGTCTCTAGGTGGCTCGATTCCATTTGTTGCGTTTGACACAACGGAACTGCTCTCCGATGGCATCTGAGCAGACAGTGTTGAGTGTCGCAATCCGTGATCCAGAATTGACTTTCTAAGACTCTCCCAATCATGTGCAAGTTCCTGTGAACTAATCTCATCAACATCCTTTTTGTACGTGTCGATAGGAAGGATCCCATCAGCGTACTTAGTACGTCCAAAGTATTCGCAGTGTCCCTTCTCTTTGGCAATTTCATTGGACGATTTGAGAAGGTAATACTGGAAGGACTCGGACAATCCATGAACTGCATCCCATGCCTCTTGTGAGTCATAGTTATAACCAAGTTTAGCCAGGTAATGGGCCAGACCAATGAAACCCACTCCAAGAGACCTACGTGCCTTTGTAGCCACCTCAGCGACCCTGATAGGGTACTCTTGGTAGTCAATCAATTCTTCAAGACCACGGACTGACAGGTCACACAGGTCCTCAAGTTCTTCATCAGATTTAATCTTACCCACATTGACAGCTGATAAGATACACAGTGCAATCTCACCAGGCATCTCTTCATCAATATGATTGAGTGGTTCTGTGGGCAGGGTGATCTCCTGACACAGATTACTCATGTTTACCTTGTCTTTGAACGAGGAGTGACTGTTACAGTGGTCGATGTTCATGATATAGATTCGACCAGTCTCTGCTCTCTCCTTCAGAAGATCCAGAATGAGTTCTTGAGCTCCAACAGTTTTTCTTGGTACAGAGTTATCTTGTTCATAACCCACATAGAGATCGTCAAATCGATCAGTGCCAAAAGCATCATAGAGACCTGGCGTGTCATGCGGTGAGAATAGGCTAATCTCTCCATCCGTAATGAAACGTTCGTAGAAAATTTTTGAAAGTTGGATTGAGTAATCAAGTTTCCTTACCCTGTTATCTTCTGTACCTTTGTTGTTCTTGAGGACAAGAATATCTTCTATCTCTTGGTGCCAGATAGGAAAGTGAACTGTAGCAGAACCACCTCGGATACCGTTTTGTGTGCAGCATCGTACAGTTGACTCAAACTTTTTAAGGAAGGGGACAACGCCTGTGTGTTGTACCTCTCCACCTCTGATTTTAGAGTTGATCCCACGGATTCGACCTGCGTTAATACCGATACCAGCCCTTTGTGCGACGTATCGGCCAATAGCCATATCACTGCTAAAGATACTATCGAGGGAGTCATCAACATCAACGAGAACACAAGATGCAAATTGACGCAAGGGTGTTCTGACACCTGCCATGATTGGTGTTGGGATGTTGATCCTGTGCCTTGAGATTGCGTCGTAGTATCGTTTGACATATGACAGTCTCGTCTCTTTAGGATATTCTTGGAAGATAGTCAATGCAATCATGATGTACATGAACTGTGGGGTCTCATAGACCTTACCACTGCTTCTATCCTGCACTAGGTATTTATCTACAACCTGCCTCAAACCAGCATACGTGAACAGGTAATCACGATGATGGTCGATGTATGATTCTACCTTCCGAATCTCTTCCAAAGAATACTTAGTGAAAATTCCTTTGTCGTACACACCCTCATAGGCAAGTTTCTGAATGTGATCAACCAGAGATGGCATCTCGTGCATCTTGCCAAACAGTTGTTTCCTAATTGCAAACAGAAGGAGACGTGCAGCAACAAATTGATAATTAGGGTGGTCCAGATCGATCAAGTCAGACGCACTCTTGATAAGAATCTCTTGGATCTCTTGAGTGGTAATACCATCATAGAACTGAATACCAGAAGTCATCTCAACCTGACTTGCAGATACACCAGCCAAACCATTGGTTGCTTCATCAACCATCTTGTGCATCTTATCCAGGTCCAGTTTCTCGACCGAACCATTTCTCTTAGTAACTTTCAATCCGTTGCTCATATCTTTTTCCAGGTTGTAAATTTGAGTTTTGCTTGTAAACCACTATATGTGTTTGATTCTACTATCTCTTGAACTTTATGTCCAGATAGAACCATATCATTTATGTCTTTGTCTCTGATGGTGGAGGGCCAGATGACAACTCGCTCTCCCCGTTCAATACATCGTTCAATTCGAGCAACAATTTCTTTATTACGGGGTTCATTATCGTATACAAAAACTTTGTCGCTTCCTTCAAGATCACTAATTTCACCATCACTACCACACAAAGCCACACTATTGTTGATGAAAGTGCTGTCGAAGGGTCCTTCGACCACATAGACTGGTAGTTTCTTATCGATTGTGTCAAGTCCGAAAACTTTTGGTGCATCGTCGTCCAACATGATGGTTAAGTATTTAATAGGGTTTGTAGACAGTGCTCTACCCTGCACACCTATCAGTTTGTTATCCCTGACAAGAGGAATTACAATACGTTGTTCACCATACTTTGGGTTATCAAAAGACCCTGGTTTGATACTATTGACAAACTCTTGAAAATTCTCGGCATAGTAATACTCACCCTTGAATATTGCTCTATTCATGAGATATCTCTTAGACCTATCTACACTGAATGCATCAGGTAAATCAATCTCAATCTTTTCTTTGAAGACAGGTTTTGATGTTTCTAACTTCTTAAAGATGTCTTCTGGATTCTCTGCCTGAAAATTCTTACCACTCTTACCATCCTTAAACTTTTCGAACACATACTCCTTATGTGTCTCTGGGTCTAGATCCTTCAAGAAACTATTGAAAGAAATACTGATACCACAATTGTGACACTTGTAGTTGGTATTGTTCTTTACGCGATACAGATACCCTCGTGCCTTGTTCTTCTGCTTCTGACTATCGCCGCAAATTGGACAGCGGAAATTGTACAAATGCGGTTTTACCTTTTTGAACTTTGGTAGTCGTGAGGAAATCAGATTGATGTACTTTACATCAATAAAATCCATATCACCTAGTATAACTCGTTTCTATTGTAGAGACTTCTGTCGGTCCTGTCAAGAGTTGTGGGAAGGCTGTCATGACCCTCATACCTATCGACAGGACAGTAAGACCACCTACAACCATCCAGACCCTCTTCTCAAGTCCACGTATTCGTTGCAATACGATGTCATGATCCCCGTCCATTTTATCACGGAGTTTGTCAATTTTAGCAAAGAGTACTGTGTCGATTTCTTCTTGTTTTGATATACGTTCTTCATGTACTGCAAGCATCCTACTTACAGTAGTATTTACTTCAGATAATTTTTCGATTGCTGCGTCGATACGAAGGACAATCGGTTTCAAGTCCTCTATCTTTTGTTCTAATACTGCAATCTTAATTTGATCGTCCATTTTGAGGTTTGAAGTATGGATTGAATTCCAATGACTTTTTCTTAGCCTTCTTATCCTTTCTCTTCTGTTGCCTGTCCATCAGGTCTTTAATAGCCTTCTTCACATACTTATTACGACCATCTAATTTAAGGGTGGAATCATAACCAGCAGTAGGACCAGCAGCAGGGGAGGAGCTACTAAATCCACCAGATCCCCCAGGAGGATTTGCCACCATGCCTTCCTCATTGACACTGAACTCATTATACATTGCTGTACGAAATGCATCTACAAACCTGTCAATTTTGTCCTTATCCATTAGAAATACCTTTTAGAGCATCTAAACATTCTTGATCTAATTCAATATCATGTATGTAACTTTTTGGATAGTCTGGTAACTTATCCAAGAACACAATAAATGTTTTTATTGGAGACCACAAACTCTTATCAATTTTGTAGAACAACATTGGTGTTGTTGCATCACCAAAAATATTATACAGAATGATGAAATGATTTATTAAAAGATGTACCTTTAAATCACCACTGGTCTTATACCGTTTAAGGAGTCTTTTGATGTATCTGAATCGACTCAGATCTTTATCAAAATCCTCCCTTGTAACGGCTTGGGGATTCTCATAATTTTTAATGGCAAAGATAAGGAAGTTCTCCTCGTTCAATTCATTAAATAACATTTATCATTCAGCAGTAGGGTAGTCAATACCACCAGTTGTAATACCAGACATAGCAACCAGAGTCTCTTTCTTGACTCTCAGATTACCAAGGTTGTCAAGGTAGGTTGTAACACCAACCCAACCTTCATGAGTAACAGTATATTCAGAAGAAACACCTTCTGCATTTGCTACACCATATACCAGTGAATCAGGTGTTCCGTATGATGCCTCACTGTAGACAGAATTGAGTACAGATGACTTAGGAAGTTGAGATACCGTGAAGTCTGCACCAGCAATAGCTGCACCACTCAGACCCATGGTTGAACCAATAGTCAGTGATTCAGAGTTAGCAATACTGACGATAACAGCATCACCATAATATGTGTTACCACTGCCTCTAGTACCAAAACGGATTACATCACCTTCTGCGCAACCACCATCAATACCAAATGATGTACCAGAACCAGTGACAACCCCTGTAGAGTAGTTCAGGGAAACTGTACCTGCAGATCCCACATTGTCGTTGTTTCCCCAAAGTGCCATGTCTTGTGCCCTTGTAAAGTTACTTTCTTTCAAATATTTATAAAAAAATAGGAGACAAGAATGTCTCCATTATATCATTCTTCTCTGGTTTTAATTGCCTTTGCAACTACTTCAAGAAGTTCATCATCCATATCAGTCTTAGTCAGTTTGACTGCCTTACCAAGAATTACCAAACAAACATCAATCAACTTCTCACCCAGTTCTTCATTCTCAGGAATCTTTGCAACTGCATCAGAGATAATCTTTGATGCCAATGGAAGTAAAAATGATAGCATGGTGAATACCTAGTACTATCTTATATATCAATTATCAATCAAATCTTGAACTCATTGGGAATGGTTTGATTTTTGGTTTTACACCACTTTCCTTTTCTTTCTTTTTGGTTTCTTGTCTTCGTTGTGCTATATCCTTTTTGTTAAGTGGTTTTTGTCCTGGCATAGTCTTTGTCAAAGCAATTCTGATAGCCTCTTTATGTTTGTCACTAGTTTCCTCATTTTGAGGACCACGTTCTGCTTCTAACTTAGCAGCAATTGCCATCTGACGTTTCTTTTCTTTAGACTTTCCCTTGAATTGGGGGGCATCAGACTTATAGAAATCCTTTACAACATCACCCATATCTGCTTTCGCAAGATCCATTTTCTCATTAACTTGTGCTGCCTGTGCTTCTTTACCAAGTTTCTTTCTTTCCTTCGCAATATTCATATCAATTCGAGCAATTTTTTGTTGCTCTCTTGCTCTCTTTGTTTGAAGTGCGGAAATATCTTCACCAACCATCTTATATCTCTTGTCACCTTTAGCCAAATTTTGTGCAGCAGGTGTTTTTGCTTTAATATCTGCCTTTGAAACTTGCATTCTGGTATCTTTAGTTGGTTCTTTAGAACCACCATATCTTGCCTTTGTGGGTCCTAATGGTTTCTTCTTGCCAAAGAGTCCCTCTTCAATCTCCTCCACTTCAAGAATAATACCACCAATCTCCTCAAAGGCCTCAGTCATCTGTGGGTTGATGACAACCTTATTATTTACTTCTTTCGTATCAATCTTTTTCTCAGACTTTTTATCAGTCTTAGGTTCTGAAGAAGGGATATCCACAACTTCAATGA